TGTTCCTGGGTTTGATAGGGAGAAGTTTGTAACTGCATCTCCAGTTGCGGTAAACGTACCAAACGCATTCCATGTTGGGAAGAACGAGTTCGGAGCAAAACCAGTAATAGCAAATAGACCTGTACCAATCTGTGCAAACTCTGGAACAAAGTCTTCTTGTACTGCACCAGTAAATGAATATGTTCCAGATGCACCGCGTGCGTCCTGTGTTGTGTTTGTTGTACCAAAATCATATCTGGTATCATCAATACCAGTTGCAACAGTTCCAAAATCGTCAGAGTAATTAACTAGACTATCGACATTTCCATCGACATCTGTAATCGTGTTGTTGGTTGTTGCAGAACTTTGTAGAGAACCAAAATCACTTTGAGTGAATAGATCAATATAAGTGTCGTTCCAATCCCAAGTGACTTGCTCATCTACATTACCACCAAGAATGGTGAAGGTGTAGTCGCCAACAAATCCAAGCTGGAAGTTAGGAGTAGATTCACCAGATAGAGAAATTGAACCAGATCCGATAAATCCAGGAACGAATCTATTATCTCCGCCAGTGATGGAGAATAGAATACCACCACCAACAGCGGTGAAGAACTGCTGTCTTGGATTTGCAGTAACAGCAGTACCACCAACGACGACATTTGCGGTAGCAGCAACATCTGTCTGAGACCTTGAAACAGATCCAAGATCTGAGATTGCTGCATTATTTGTAACAAGACCTTGATCTTCTGTTGATGTAGCAGATGCAGAAACAAGTCCTCTGTCTTCTGTAGAGAATACATCGATTGTTGAATCGTTGTAATCTTTTGTTGCTTTTTCGGTGGAGTCTTCTCCAAAAGATAGAGAACCAAATCCCTGGAACGCTCTTGGATTTGCGGTTGCCGCTGCGTCTGTGATCGCAAATAAACCAGTTCCAACCCAAGGTCCAGGAACAAAAGCAACGTTTGTAGCAACACCAGAGAATGTAGACGATCCATCTCCTGTGTAAACGAACGTTCTGAGAGGAGCAGCAGCGCCTGTACCAGTAATTGTGATCGTTCCGAAGGGATCTCCTAGGAATACAACCTGACCATTGTCTACGGAGACAGAATCGGTAGATACAGATCCTAGATCTTCTGAAGTCGTAACTGCAGAAGTGATAAGTCCTCTGTCTTCAGTAGAGAATGTAACACTAATGCTGTCGTTATATACAACCGTATGACTATTTGCCTCTCCACCCGATGTAAACAGAGATCCAGTAGACTCATATTCTCTGAATACTCTAGAAGTAGAAGATCCACCGATGGAGAATAGTCCAGTGGATACCCAGTTAGGAACAAATGCATTCGCTTCGCCACCGATTGCGAATAGGGATCCAGATCCAGTGTATTCTGGTTTGATGAGGAACTCAACTGAAGCAGATCCAGATAATGTATATCCTCCAGACGTTGAGAATACATTTCCTGTATATTGAACTTGTCCAAAGTCTGTATACGCAGGATCCTCAGTTTGAGTTACAGATCCGTAGTCTACTGTTGATGTAGCAGATGCAGTAATTGTGCCATAATCTTCAGATGAGAATACTACGACATTATCTTCATCATAGTCCTTAGTTACAGAGTCATTAGATCCAGAGAATCCAAATAGAGATCCTGTAGAAACATTTCTGAACGCAGTACAATGATCAGCACCACCTTCGATGTAGATAGGACCTTGAAGTCTGAAGCTATTTGCTGATGATGTTCCACCACTAATGCTGAATAGAGAACCTTGTGAAACCCATCGATATACTTTTTGTTCTTCTCCACCACCAATCGAGAAAAGGTTTCCAGATCCTTCGTATCTTACAGGAACACGAACAGATGCAGATCCAGAGAATCCTCCATAGGATCCACTTCCTACATAACCAGACTCGGTAAATGACTCTGATGCGGATCCAGTAATACTGATGTTTCCTTGATATGGAACTGCGAATACATCAGATACTGTTCCGTATTCTTCTGATCCTGTGCTGTAATTTGTAATCTGTCCATAATCGACAGAAGACCCTCCAACGGAGACTGATCCAAAGTCTTCCGTCGAAAGGGTCGTTGCGTCCTCGATAGTGTAGGTTGTGCCGAAAGCTTCGTCTGCACTACCAGATGTATTGAATAGGGTAATACCCTGTAATGGATCTGCTCCCAAGTATGGAGCAGCAATTCTTTCTAGTCCTCCTCCGATCTCGAACAGAGATCCACTACCAATCCATGCATGAATAAAGAAGGTGCTAGCTTCTTGGAAGATATATCTGAATCTTCCAGATCCAGAGAATCTATGAACAAATTGTTTTACAGTATTTGCAGATCCGCCAATGGTCGCTGTTCCAAAAGGCGTTACATCTCCAACATACTGAACTTCGTAATAATTTTCTTCTTGAGTATGAGCAGCAGAAATAGACCCGTAATCTTCCGTAGTTGGAGTCGATGTAATCGATCCAAGATCTTCGGTAGTAAACAGGTTAACAGTTGACGAATTGTAGATGTAAGTTACGCTCATACTCTATATGTATGCATCTACAGCACAAAGGGGGGTCTTTCAACCCCCCTCCCATCATAAAGTATTGAGAATGATCTCGATAATATCAGTCGAGGCTGATGTTCAAGGTTACCTTGATTTGGTCACCGTTGTTCTGAATGGGGTATGGACCATTGGTGAATCTTTCAGCGAACATGATGCTGCTGTAAAGAGTTAGTGAACCAGTACCATCTAGAGCAGGTGTAGTTGTGAATGTGGTTGCTGAAGGAATTGTATGGATTACATATGTTCCAGCAGTTGTGGTTGTATTACCAGTACCACGCTCAATGTAGATAACATCACCTGGCTGAAGACCATGGTTGTTAGAACCAGTAGCAACCTGTGAGTAGTCTAGAGTGATATCGAAGTCAGTTTGTGCTTCGATGTTAGCAACTAGAGCATTTGATAGGTAGATCTTACGAGTTGCACGATCAATACCTTGAACCACAGTACCAGCAGGAACACCAGCGTTACCACCAACAACCATTCCGTTAGTAACGTTATCCATTACGTTAGCAACGTTTGGAAGAGTGATGAAGTCACTTCCGATAACACCGATACAAGGATCAGCAAGAGTACCTTTGGTAATTTGAGTAGCACCAGATGCAGTAGCAGCGTCAGCAACACCTTGAACTGCCTCAGGCATGTTATTTGCTCTTACAATGTAGTAACCATATACGTTACCAGCAGGTCCAGAGAATGTGAATGTTTCTTCTGGGTATGAAGCGGTTGTAGTACCACCAACTGTGCTGATGGTCCATCTTGAACCGTTAAGGAGTTTTCCGTACTGATCGGTGTAGTCGTAACGGGACTCAGTTCTGTTGTTAATACATGCAGGATAACCAGTAACAGGCGTAGTACCGTAAGCTAGAGTACCTGCAGCGTTGTAAGGCTCAAAGTAAGCGGTCTGTGAAGGGACATCACCCTCAGCGGGGGTGGTGTTACTTACATAAAGCTTTAGAATCAAATCCCTAGGAGCATTGTCCTCTCTGTCGGGGACATGATTATTTGCATTGATTAGGTATCGAAGTGATTCTAGTTCTCCGATATCAGGTACTAGAAGTGCCATTTAGTTGTTCTCCAAAGTGTTGCTTGCTTAAGTTTATTTATAAAATGTGCGACCCTCTATATTTATCAGAGGAGAAGTTTCATGCCCAACATAAATCTTCTGATGTTGGACACTTGATCAACACTGACTCTAATAATATCGCCAGCAATGATTTCTTTGGTCCAGGCAGTTAGATTATCGTTCGACCCTTTCACACTATTTAGTATAGTTGGTTTGTCCGTTCCACAGATTGACTGGAAATTCGGATAGTCGTTTAGAGTACATTTCTCTACGTTCAGAACTAAGACACCTGCAGTGTCTCCAGTTACAACCCAAGACTCTAAGAGACCAGTTACGTCTACAGTAACTTCTCCTTTATCCCCCAGGTTCATATCGAATGATCCACTACTATGAACAAAATTAATTGTTCTAGTAAGATCTGCGGTTGTTGCTAAAGCAACAATGAACATCTTATCACCAATTTGAGGTGCTTGAGTTAAGATGATTTGTGAACCGCTCACACTGTAGTCAACACCAGGGTGCTGAATCGCACCATTAACAGACACAATCAATTGA